AAACCTGAATGGATGCGGAAGTACCGAGTGCCCGGGCAATTTCTAACTTACCCCTTAGCGATGGTAAACCTACTTACTAGAAACATGATTGGGATTGTGGCTGGTCTACCTGACGGAAGGACAAGAAAACAAGCGGCTCAAGTAGTTTTTGGTATTTTAGCTAGGACTTTTTTGTATGCGGGGGTAACCGGGTTGGGGTTGGGGTTAGTAAGTTTTTCTGGAGTTATGGCTGCTATAACGGCAGCACGAGATGCAGCTCGTCCAGACTTTGAAGATGCAGATGAGGAAGAAAAAGAAGTGTGGTATACGGATGGAGTAGCGGAAGATTACTCCAACCCTTTTAGTACGGTAGATTTGGAGTTTTGGTTCAGGAATTACTTTATTCCAAAGTACTTTGGCGAGGGAAGTTCTTTGGCTACGTTTTTTAAACTTACACCGGGGCAAGCAGACCTATTGGCTAGAAGCGTTGAGGTAGGACCAATTTCTGCAATTACTGATGTAAGCATTGGCCCAAGAGTTGCTCTTAATGCATTGTTGTTTAGAGATGACACCCGCAGAGAAGATGCCCAAGACACAATAGAGGGACAGTTCTTTAAGCTTGCTGGCCCTACGGGTGGTATGGCAATAAGTCTGTATCAATCACAACAAGAAATGGTGCTGGCCGACTCTGGTAGGGACTGGAACATCGCGCTACAAAAAGCAACGCCCGCCATAGGACGTGGGGTACTTAAGGCCTATCAGCTAAGCGACGAGGGGTGGATACCCAAAAGAGAATTCATAGCACGAGACGGGTTTGACCGAGCATACTTCACATGGAACAAGGTAGTAGCGCAAGCTCTTGGCTTCTCCAGTACGGAGCTAGTGCAAACTCGTGACCTTGAGTACCAATTCAACAAGATGCAGTTTGAAATAGATGCGAAGCGTGTTGAAGTAATCAATGCGGTTAAAGATAAGAACATGGAGTTGCTAACTGCCCTAGAAGGCCAAGCCAAAGCAAGGGAAGCGCTGGACTTTGCAAGAGCAGATATGTACGGAAATAGAGCAGAAACCCTATCCGCGCAAAAAAACCAAGCCGAGGCAGACTTGGTTCAGTTCAACCACGAGTACCCTGCAGATGCAATAGAAAATATGACCGAGATTTTAGACGCAGCCGACGATGATAGGCTTGACCCGAATCGAGGGCGGAGGGTAACTGATAAAACTCCGACAAGCCAGCTGGATGTTATAACCCCGGCCTCCTTACAGTAGCTATGCTACCCTCCATACCCGTACACCGCGCACGCTATCTTCTATAGTAATCTTAGAAGTCACCTTGTACCTTAGCCGCTTTGCCTCTGCCAAAATTATGTGACGGGCTTTAATAGGTTCTAGGGCAGGTACAAAAAAAGAAAAGCCCGGTTTAAACTTCTTCCAATGTATCTGATACGTTATCTTCTCCACTTCCATTGTCTGTGTCTTTCTCCCCCCTATCGGTAATAGATTCCATGTCTAAAAAGTCAGGGTGTGAGGTGTCAAATATAACGCACCGCACACTGGGTGATGTTATTTTCATGCCCTTAGATAGGCGTTTGCCGTCCGTCCCTACGCACACACCAGAGGCTGTTAGTTCTTTGATAAGCGTTTTGTAATCTGTCTGAGAGTCCATGCAATCCTCTCTAAGTTTGCGTACCGGGATAAACATGCGTTTGGTATCCTGCTCAAATCTTATAACAAGTTCACCACGTGGCAGCATATCCGGGGCAATAGGCTTAGAGAACCTCCCATCCACAGCCCCATTAGTCACCAGAGTATTGTCGATGTGCCTAATAATAAAGTCACCGATGGTTGCAGACGGCACACCTAGAGGAGCTGTTGTTTCATGCTTCATGTCTAACAGTAGGGGGGCAACTACTTTGTAGATACGCTCCATGTCAAAGTCTATAAGTCCTAGCTCGTTGGCTATAACACCTGCTGCAAAATTTGCGGAGATAACTGCAGACCAATTGCGTTCGCGCCCTGTGAGTCTAAGCTCTGTGTCTATCTTGTTCTGTGTGGCACGAACTAATTTTTTTGTTGCTTCTAAGTTAGGTATTACGTAATGCATAAAGGGAACAATAGCATGCCCATAATTTTCATCTAGTTGATGGTCAAACATTTCTTTCGCTTCTTCTAAGCTAATAATATCTGTGTCTACATAACCTACGTGGAACTCTAGTATCCGCATCATCTCCCCGTCCGGGTTATCTTTCAGTGTACCCAGCTTTTGGTAGAAGGAAGCATTGGAGGAGGTAAGGCAGATGGTACGCCAGCTAGTGCTGTTCCTACGTAACTTGTTTTCTTTTTGGTCAGCTTTATCATTGCCTTTGCCCTGCGATACGGCGTAAGCAAAACTAGAAATAGCCTTGGCAGACAAGTTGGTCATTTCATCCATAGTATTTACAACACTATTTAGCAGGCCCAGCTTAGTTATCTTTGCAGGAGCAGTATCGTTAGGCGTTCCTAGCAGACTCTCGGGGTGCCCACACACGCTATTGGCTACCCTAAGCACCGTTGTTTTACCTGCCCCTGAGTCACCGTGTATCAGGTTTATAAGTGCGCCCTTCTGCCCGGTAAAAGAAAGCAACGGTGCGCCAAACCCAGTGAGTGCAGCAAAAGCCTGCACCTCCATGCCTTCTTTGTTATACAAGTTAAACACCTCACTCCACTTTTCCAAGGAGCCAGATGGCTCAAAGTACTGAGCAAGCTCTTCAGTTACACTTGCAGCAGGAGAATGGTATACCCCCTCTGCAGTGATCTCTCGTTCCCCCACAATAAATTTTCTAAAGTTATCGGCCCATCCAAATTGTACTCGCATAGTTTCGTACCTCACGTTGTCTTGCAGGTGTATAAGAGAAGCTATGATGTATTCTGTTAGAAGCACATAGCCGGAAGAGTTAGTTAGCACACCGTGCGTAGAAATTTCCCTACGTACAGACATGCTATCTGTAAGCTTGTTGTTAGCTACTACAAATTCGCGCAACCCATCTTGTGGTGTTATCAAGTGAAACACAGCTACAAGACCAAGCTCGGGGTCTTGCATGCGCTTCAGTATGTAGAAGTCATAGGCATAAACTAATTTAGGTGGGCCAGATTCTTCCCCCACGTTTTCTTTGTATATACCACCGTTAGGCTTACCGCGTATGTAACCTGGTGGGTATGGGGGCACTTTAAAAGGGACTGTTCCCCCCTCTGCTTGGGTCAGTTCAACCTCTAATAGCTCGTCTGCTTCTACGTTCATTGCTAGAACAATGGGGTTCTTTATAACCCCCTGATGCTTACAGTTTTTACAGCCCGTTGGGTTGTTGCTTGCAAAACTTTCGCAAGAGTGAGGCCACTCAATAGAGCTAGCTTTTCTCACTACTGCTGCAGCGCAGTAATCAGGATGCCCCCGAGATATTTTCTGTATTGCTGTATCACGGTCATCGCAATGCTGGGCTATAGAGAGTGCATTGAACCAGCGTGGCTCTGCGAGGGTTGCCCTATTCTCATAGCAGTCCCATAGTTGTAAGCACCCATCAGAGCGCGTCATCAGTCTGTCAAAGCTCTTGGCGTAGTTTTCGGATAAGTTATTAGGGAGTAAGGGTGGCGTAGCAGAGTGCGTATCAACTTCTTCTACCCCTGCTTCAATACCCAGAAGTTCCTGCAGGGTTTCAAACTCAACAGGGGGGTGTACTTCCTCCGCAACTACAGCACTAGGAGGGTCGTACTTAAGGTTTAGAGTTCCGGGGGGCCGAAGCACGCGAGACACATCAAACACGCGTGGGTCAGCTAAGAACTTTTGCTTTACGCATACTTCTTTAAGTCGTGCTGCTACAGGTTTCCATGCAGCTGCTGACACTTCTTCTGTGAAAGCCCAATAGATATGCCACCCATTACCTGAGTTAACAATGGTAGGGTCTGGAAAATCTAGTAGGTCTTGGAACTTCTTTAGCTCTACCAATCCTTCCGCTTGTGTAGCGTATCCCTTGGGGAGTCCTGTACTCGGTTCTATCTGCGTTGGTTTATCCGGGCCGCAATCAATGTCCAGCCATAATGCTTTTAGCGTTGCAACATTTGTAGCTTTGCGCTTGCCATCCTTAGACTTAAATTTGGCAAGCGCAAAATAAACGTTCCTATCTTCGGCACTATACTTTTCAAATATGCTACGTAACCCCTCCAAGCTGTCTGTCATTTCTTGCTTGAGGTCGTCCTTTATGCGCGGATTAATCCCAACTGCACAGTACCACCCTCCGGGTGGTACAACATGCTGTATGAGGTCAATGCTATCCATATTATTATTTTCCGGGGGCACACTATCCCCAAGTAGTCTCGGTTAAAAGTAAAAGTTAAAACTATTATCTGTAGGACGTAATCAAACTTCTAACAGCATCGTCCAAGTCAGCATGTGGCACGTGTGTACCGACAAACCAGTTGTAAACTGTCTGCCTGCTGACCCCCAGCTGGGTGGCAACCTCGGCAACGGATATGTCCTGCTTTATACATACCCTGCCTAGTTTTACACCCAGTGAGGCTCTGTTGGCCTGCTTGTTAAGGTTACTTACGCGTGTCGTATAACCGTAGCTCATTAGCTGTCCGATGCCCATTTGTCAATAACAGACGCTAAATCCGTCTCTACTTTAGGGGGTTTTACTTTCTTGGTAGTGCGCTTGACTGGCTCCGGCACTGTCTCTGGGATGTCTTCTGCAACTTCAACAACCGCCGCAAACATAGCCTCTGGCTCTGACTCTACGGTAGACTCTTCTGCACCCGTATAGCCATCCTGTGCTTCAAAGGGAGACGAGGGGACGTAGGGTACGTATTTTATAACCTGCACACCCTTCAGCCGTAGCGAGACACCGCTGGTGGTCATGTTAAATGGAACAAGCTCGACGAATACGTTGATGGTACTGCCTGTAGTAAGCAAGAAATCCTCAGGTAAGCGTGTGTTTGTTGCATCGAATACTGCGGGTGCTTTTGTGACTTCGTTTTTGTACATAGCTTTGAAGTTGCATTTACCTACAAAGTAATCTTCATGCTGCTTAAACGGCTGCGCTAATTTATCAGGCCATGACTTATCTCTGTGCGGAGTGTCCATGTAAGCTTTTTGCATCACGTTGTACAAAGCTATTGCTTGTGGCTCAGTTAACAAAAAATCAGTTTCGTACCGGGCATTGGCAGTAGACGCTGGGCACGGAACACTTTTCCCGTTTGGCCCCGCCGTTTTGTCAAAGTGGTAGGGCTGATCTAGCCGGGGGTAATGTGCAATTACATTGTTGATTAAGTGAGTTATCTTTGACTCGCTCATAAAGTTTTCCTCTATGGTTAATTGGAACGGGTTGTGAGTGGCTAAAGCAGCTAGGTTTAACTGCTCTATCCGTAGTAGCTCTACCTTAGTTAAGGATCGAACCGGTTTAAAATATATCTTGGGTAACCCGCTTTCATCCCCAAAATATATGTTCGTTAAAATATCTCCTACCTCTTCATCATTAGCTGCTAAGTAATCTATGTACTTAAAAAGCGAAAGGCAGCTTGGGTGGCGAGAGAACAAACTGGCTGCCCCTAGCCGTAAAGAACATACCGTATCAGTGTCAGGTAAATACAGCTGCACAACTGTGTAAAACTTACAAGGCGTACCCTTGTACATGCCCCCCTGCTTTATGCTCTTTGTGCAGTCTAAGCACCGTGCGTCTTGCTTGGAATCGCTGGGTACATTGTCTGCTGGGAATTTAGTATCGGCAGACCAACATATAACTTGACCACTATGCTTTCCATAACTTCTAGCAAGAGTACCTACGTTCAGTATGACCACCTCACACTTTTCCGGGGTGCAGAAAAATTTGTGTGGTTCAAAAACCCCAGTCTGGTCGTCAAGTTGATCCATTTAACTTTTAGCTCGGGGCTTACGTACAGAGATGACATACTTGCGATCAGACTGTAGCCCGTTAGGACAAAGGTCAGGGTTTTCGGCTAGGAATTCTTTCATGTTGTCGTTATGAATCCTTTTTTCAAGTATGTGCGTGGCATCGTGTTCTTTAATAAACTCGTACATTTTTTCCCAGTCACTTGTCCAAAATTAAGACAGGACTCTACGAGATATAGTGCCAGAAGGTGTAGTAAGGCCGTCTGTATTCTGCTCCTCGCACAGTGCAAGTAGTTTAGCAGTAACAGTTTCTTGCTCTTCTTTAATTTCTTTAATCTCTTCTTCTTTGTTCTGTATTGCCTCTCGCATTTTTAAATACATAGCGGCAAGATTGTCAGCGGTTATATTCATGGCAGCTCCTATAAAGGGATGCCCAGTTTAGCAACCTCTTTTACATTGTCAAGCTTTCAATTCTTGCCTGTATAAATCAATTATCTTAGTGTGGTTTGCAATGTTGCTACCCAACATCTGGTACAACCTATCCTCTACCCCACTCCCCCGTATGTGTACCACAGTCATTGGGTTGTGTTGTCCGGGCCGGTTAATCCGTGCGTTAGCTTGGAGGTATGTCTCTACACTTGTAACCGGGGCGTACCAAATTATTGTGTTAGCAGCGGTTAAAGTAAGGCCATGTGATGCGGCTTGCGGTTGTATAATAAGAACGTGCGGGTTAACTTTCTCTTGAAAATCTTTTATTATTTCTGCCCGTTTATTAACTGAAACTTTCCCCGCTATAACTTCACACTTCACGTTGCTTTTTATCAAGAATTCTTTAAGCAATTCAATGGTATGTGTAAAAGGAACAAAGACAAGCACCTTGTGTGAAGCTTCTTCAATAACTTCTTTAACTACTTTCAGTCGGCTGCTTACATCAAACTGTATTACCTCGTGGTCATCTGAGTACACTGCCCCACCAGAAATTTGCAGCAGCTTGTTGAGGTTAGTAGCGGCATTAACAGATGTAACGGACTCCCCGTCGGCAGCCATCATCATGCGGTCTTTAAGAAGTTTATAGTAGACCAGTTGTTGCTTAGTGAGAGGCGCGTCTCGTTCTACATAAGTGACGGGCGGTAAGTCGAGACACTGATCTCTCTCAAACCGTATGGCAGGTTGTAAGGCTTCATGGACGATGCTGTCTGCATCAGCCTTAGCCCTCCATATGAAGGGGGTTACCTTGTACATAACCTTGTCCCTGAACTGCCCAAAGTATTTAGGTATCCCTTCCGGGTTCACCAACTTAGCCAACCCGTGGGCATCCATAGGAGACTGTGCTGCAGGTGTACCAGTAAGCATCCATAGCCACGGCACTGTTTCTGCAATGTCCCGCAGTATTTTCCATCGGTTGGTCTGTGCATTTTTGTATGCGTTGGCTTCATCGACTACAACCATGTCGAAACCACCGGCTATGATTTCGTCCTTGACCACCGCAACACCATCAAAGTTTATGATGACGAACTCCGCACCTGCGTTAATGATCTTACGGCGTTGCTTTGCTGTGCCATGAGCTACAGAGCATGACCTGTGCATTGCAAACTTAAACAGGTCTTGCTGCCACGCAGACTTCATAATAGACAGCGGGGCTATAACTAGGACTCGCTTTACATCTCCTCTATTCATCAGGTAGTCAGTGGCCCATATAACAGAAGCGGTCTTGCCTGTACCCTGTTCATTAAAACAAAAGGCTTTCTTGTGCAGGGTTAAAAAACTAGATGTGGTGCGCTGGTGTTTAAATGGTTTGTGCTTGCCAACCCATGTGTAGTCTCGCTCTATGGGGGATGGCACATCTTTAACTTTCAAGTGGGCTAAAGTTTGTGCTTCTTGTAGCCCCCAGTTAACCATTACTTTAAAAACACCCCCGTCCTCTGCAAGTACCTGAGACTTCTTTATGCTTTCGGTGATGAGGTGAGGACGTTTTGTCCTAAGAACTATTGCCTTGTTGTCTACTACTTCCACTGGTTAACCCTTATCCCTGCTGCTGTATATGTTGTCTTGTTCGCGGTCAAACAAGGGTGTTAATTCGTTAGCTAAATCCACCGCATCCATACTACCAACTTCTAAAGGCCCACCATCGTCTTCGTCCACAGCGACATGAAAATCAACCATAGATAATACGTTGTTGAACTTAGGGGCTTTAACATTGCACTGGTAACTATTCCACAGGAACTTACGCTCCCCGCGTATATGCTCTCTTACTACAGTTTCCCCCACAGGAGTAACTCGCTTATGCCCCTCAACGAAATGTATTATCTTTTTTCTGTGTCCGTTCAGAGTTGTTACATATTCTCTATCTCTAAAGTAATGTTTTGTGTCTTTAGTATCTACACAAAAGGTCATTCGCAAATCGTTCTTTGTTGTCTGTACCGTCCACATTTGATCACGCTGGGTCCAAAAGTTAAAACACGCACAAAAAATACCGCTATGTAAAAGCTCAGTGTCTTTGTTAATTCTTTCATCCGGGGGGAATAGGTTAGGGTGCGCCCAACTCTTACGCATATACTGGGTACGTTTTCCATTTTTATGTGGTACGTCTACTACCTGATCGCTCACCCAACGTAAAGTTCTTACTGTTCCTTCGCTGCTTACAGCTATGAAATAAAACATCCATACATTCTTACTTTTGATTGTTGTGTTTTTTGCACAAGGGATGCTCATGCCTACTTTATAAACAACATCCTTAGTGGGTTCTACATAGTGCGGTATTTTCTTATACTTAAAAGCATAGAAAAAGTTAGGTACTGTTAGGTCGCTGTGGTCTGGGAAAAAATTGTTCGTAGCTACAAACATAATGCCGGGGAACTTCTCAGGGACACACACCTCAGACTTAAGTACATCACGCATACCCAGCCCCGCCGGAGGCACAAAAACACCTAACTTTTTAAGTCCTTTAATGTTTACTGTGTCATCCCATGAGTGTTTGCTTGTTGCTCTGGACAACTCTTTAAAGTTTTGGTCTAAGTTTTCCAAGGTTTGTTTTATTGTTTTGGCTCTACCCTTGGTGTATTTCTTACGGCGCTTCACAGGCGCACTTATACCCT